GTATCTCTTCAAGATTTCTTGGCATCGCTAGTAGTGCATCATCTACGAAAGAAGGTCCACCCGGTAAATACAACTCAGCCGCTAACTCTTTTTCATCGAAGAAAATATCTGCGATAGCGATACCAGTAACACTGCCCAATGTGTACGCAGCTGCAAGACTGGCCGTACCCACCTTGAGTGCTTGCCCTAGAGTCCTAGAACCGGCTTGATTAACTAAACGAGTATTGAACACGGCCCTAACTGTATTCCAATGAGCCCGCAATCCAAAGGACAACATCTTGTGCGCTGTCTTCAAAGTTGACCAGTTGCCCGCATACAGACCTCTAGCAACACCGAATCCCGCAGTGGTAGCAGTAGCACCCCAGTAGAGTTCGCTGATATTCTTGTATAGATACCAAGCGTCAACAACCCGTACATTGGTCGCTGATGGTGTTATTGACTTGTTAATCTCCATATCAATCAACTGACTTGGCTAATTCATAAGAGCGCTTCAAGCGCATCATGTATTCGAGTTCGTCCTCTTTGTCAGTCTCCATCGGTACGACGTATGCGCATGCAGGGGCAATCAAACTAGCATTCGCCGCAGCAGGGATATAGTAAGCGCGTAGATAGTACAACTTCTCTGCTGCTGTAGCGGTACCAGTTCCCCAACCACTCCGCCAAATTTCTTGATAGACAGCAGTCTCAGTTAAACTCGAATTCTTAGTTAGAACCCGCATTGAACCCGAGACTATCGCTTCTAAGTTATGGGTGGAGAGGGGCGACCCCGGCAATTGAGGTTGAAACGGCGAGAATGCCGAAAAGACAGTGAGGTCCGAGGCCGCGAGGGGGTGTGTAGTAACTAGGTCAACCACAAGAATTTCCTGAGCCAGGCCTTTGAATGCAGAGAACTCTTGAGTAAAGACAGAAGTAGGGTACACCGTCTTGTCTTGCATAGTATAACCAGACAAGTCGAAGTATCCTTGGTGATAGGAAATAGCCCAACCACCACCAAACATGGTTTGAAATCCTTCAGTATCATAGTCAACTTCCAAACCATCATCGCCCAAGATTAAACCAAAGTCTGGTATTAGTTCAGACATTATTCTTGATTCTGTCATTTCATCGCCTTCCTTGTTGCTTTGTGCGCTGCTTTCTGAGCCCGTTTGAACCCATCTTTAGCCCATGATCCGTCCTTTTTCTTGTACTTTTTCTCTACTCTTCGGAATTCTTTTCCATATCTTCGATGGTAAGCACTAACTTTACGCGGCTTCTTTTCTTTAGTAGACGGCGCACTATCTCCAAAATCAGCCCCAATGTCCCGGCGAGCGGTACCCATTGCTGCGTGATATCCGGCTGCATAGCCTCGTTCCCACTCTGAAGGCAATTAAACCCCTCAGTTGTCTGTGGCAGTACTTTGAATGGCTATCGCCATCCAATCTTTTTGTGATAGTTTGACGACTCGGCAGCGAACCCTAACGCTAACACTCAGTAGTTGAGCGCCAATATCAGCGGAATCATTGCCGATAGTGAAGTAGAGCGTATCGTTGACGACCATGAAGGCTTCACTCAATGAAGTCGGTCCGAAGTTGTCAGGATAAAGGTCGCTATTGTGGCTAGCGATACCGTTAGGCTGGTCGATATTCAATGCCCCACTAGCAATCAAACTGTGTTCATCTGCACGAATGAATTCAGTGCCGGGGTTCAAGTCAGTTAATTGACAAGTGATTGTACCCGATGCCGCTAGCATTGACTGAACGTCACTACTGAAATCTGTTCCAACTTGGAAGATATAGTCTACTTGGTCAATTGCGATTGCCTGACCAGTTGGTACGTTTACATACGAACCTAAGTCTATTGTTCCCATATTTCGGCTACCTGAAGCGGCTGCCGCACTAAGGGTTACTGTTTCTGTTAGGTAAAAACTACCTGTTTTTGCTGTTGCCATACCCCTCCCCAAACAAAACCTCGCTAATAATCGTTAGCACGCATTAGACCAAGGACATCTTCTTATACGGTTGCCTTGTCGGCAAGTATAAGCATACTCAGTCTTGACGCTACCGTACTATTAGGATGGGAAGCAGACTGAATTCTAAAAAAGCCCAAAATGGGCTGTTTTACCCCCCTTTGGAAACCCCCCTCCCCCAGAACTTTGATTATTAACAATAATATAGTAGGCCGTACTAGGGTAGTATATGGGAGCAAAGATATGCGAACATTGTGGCCTGACATTGAATGAACATCCAGAGATGGATATCCCTTGGGGATGCATTAATTTCTGGTCTGGGGTGGAGTAATGCCAATAGTGAGTATAAATTTGAATGAAGAAGCCTATGTGCTATACAGGAGACACATGGAACACCGAGATGGAAGCCGCTTTGTGAGTGCGGCCATAATCAATTATGGTGTGAAAGATGAATATATGCCATTGCTGAAGGATGGCGACCGTAGGATCAGCGTGACTGGCCAAGAATTGGTTTGGGCTGAAGGTCAAGGATGGGCGGTTGTAGAATGAAGTGTGTTAAGAAGTTTAGATTGTGGCCGGAAGGCCGTGAATGTTATTTTGTTGAAGAAGCCGGAATATGCTATTGCTATTATTGCGGGAGGGAAGAAGAATGACTGATGAAATTTTTGAATTAGGAAGTAGTATTGAAAGATTGATTGAAACGATTGAGGAATTGATGCAGATTTTGCAGGACCTCAAGGAGTGAGAAGAATGAGTTGTCCGTTTTGTTTGTCAACATCTTGTGGATGTTCACCACCTGACTCATATTATGAGGAGGAAGAAGAATGACATTTGAGTGCGACTGTGTGTGCTGCCGCAAATGGATTGCAACAGTAACAATACTTAGACTAGGTAATGATTGAGTATCTCTTCAAGATTTCTTGGCATCGCTAGTAGTGCATCATCTACGAAAGAAGGTCCACCCGGTAAATACAACTCAGCCGCTAACTCTTTTTCATCGAAGAAAATATCTGCGATAGCGATAC